GTCCCAGCAGAGTAGGGGATGACCAGTTTCTTGAATAGGGTCGAGTTGAAGAAATTGGATGAATACCGATAGCCTGCCTCGGCAAAGATGAGGTCCACCATCTTCTTGACGTAAATGGATGGCCCCATTTTCCAATAAGGAACCGCAAACCACCCCTGCGTAATTACATCCGTGGCCCCGTAGGAATCCACCAAGCCGTAAACGTAACCGCTTGCACCCGATGCGGTCCAAGTCGCAGAAACATGGGCCGACGTAAAAGTGTGATTCATCCCGGTAACGCCAGCCGTGTTGACGAGCAGGTTGTTTTGGATGTCTTGGAATAGGCTCACGTCCTCGGAGAACAGACCGACTTCGTAAGTTACTTCTCCCTTGGTCTTGCTCATGGAGAGCAACTGCATCGCACCGCTGAATACTTGGACCCCATCCTCCCACATAGCAGCACGAATCTTCTTGTTCGGTTGGAATCCACCGACGAAGGACTGCACGTTGTAGGCAAACTTGAACAGGCTTGCGTTGGTTGTCGTATTAGGCAACTCGATGGTCTTGGAGAACGACCCTCTACGCTTGGTGATGTCGTTTATGTCGTCAATGCTGAACGTGATGGCTATGTCTGTGCCACCCATCGTGTCAACCACATAGGGAACCTCAACATCGGAATCGTTGAGAGGGTAGGCAATCAGCGTGACGCTCATAAAATATTGTTCTTGTAAGCCACGGCAACCTCAACCTGCAACTGCGTCAGGCGGTCGTTTCTGCGTGTCGTGAATTGATAAGTATTAGCGTTGACGATAGCCTCGACCAACTGCCCATCCAGTTCAAGCCATACCTGCCCGGAGCGAATCATCTCAATCAACCAAGCGGATTCGGCATCGGTCAGCCAGTCGGAGTTGAGTGCGTAAACGTAGTCGAACTCACCTGCCCAAACTTTGTCGTAGGTGGTGGTCGCATAAACGTCCGAGTTGTATCCGAACGTCTGCCGGGTAATGTTGGCCCTCTTGCGGTTCTTAAGCGTAAAGGTGTAGGAGTCAATGCCTCCGTACTTGTTTTGGAAGTGAACCGGGATGGAGTTGAATCGCTGGCATTGCCCGATGACATAGCGTTGACGAATCGTGATGTTTGCCCCCCTTGAGAAGTAAACGTCGTAGAAGTCCCCGGCATTGCCTTGGAATAGGTAATCTCCGGGATTCCCGTCCAAGCATTGTCCCGACGTGAGGGCTTTGAGGTTCATTGGCCCGACCCCGAAGCGGATGACATTCGACCCCGATACACTCGACGCTAACACATCGAACTGCCTTGCAAAGGTCGCTCCTGTTGCACTCCAGTATTGGATGTAAGCCTTCTCGACTGCGTAGTTAAACTGCCCGATGGAAAGCCATCCGTAGCCGTCCGCATAGACCGTGCGAGTCGTCGGGGTTGTTAGCATTCGATTCGTGCCGTTGACGATAGCACCACTTGGGAAGTAAATCCCTCCACTCCAAGTCGCAAGTTCTAACTGCTCCAAGTTTCCTGCAAAGGAAACATTCCCCGACAACGTGGTAACGGTTCCTGTCTGCACGACTGGCGTGTTTCCGTATTCCTCCATGAAGTCGAGCCTGTATCCCGAATAATACCCGGCATGGTCAACGAAGCCCGTTTGGGTCAGCGATGGCTTGGTCGGTGCGATCAGCGTTTCTACCACCTTGGCCACATCGAAGAACCCGAAGTTGGTGGTGGGCAGTTTGTCGCACTTGAGCCGTGCAAGGGTGGTCCCTGCTGGGTTCTTGACATCGCAGACGTACCTGTAATTGGGTTGAGCAATCAGCGAACCGCTGACCTTGAAGAGCATCTTGTTGTAAACGGGTGTAGCCACTTGGGGCGACCCGGAAAGGACGGTTACTGCCATTTTATAGTTTGGTTGCTACGCTTATGGATTTGCCAAGGGTTTCAGCGACATTCTCGGTCAGGACCTGAATCATTTCGGGGGATAGGGCGTTAGACATGAAATTCGTGGCCCGTGTTCCTCGTTGGAATACCCAGTACGCAACAGACCTGCCATCCACCAATCCCTGCTCCTGCTTCGTCCGCATCCGCTTGAGTTCACGGGAATAGGTTGGCACAACGGGTTTTTCCTTGTTGGCTATCCAATCGGCCATGGCTTGGGCAGGTGGGTAATTGTCTTTGTATTGGAATGGCGACCTTGGAGCCTTTACGCTTGACGTTTTGCCTCGCACCCCTTGGTCCACATACTTCCAATAGGGGTTAGCCATGATAGCCACCACGATTTGCTTTGCGGATAGTTCGATGTCTTCGGGGGCGATGGATGCCGATAGCGTTCCCCCTGCATTTGCGTTGGCTGCTTCGAGGTTCTTCTTCGCAAGTTCGATGACCCGTTCAATCCACTTGACCAAGACATCATAGGTTGGCGACTTGCCTCCACCCTTGGGTCCGACGACCGAGCCAATACCCTCCAAAGCGGTTTGGTCGATGCCTTTCATCGAACCGCTGCCGAATTTACCTACGGGTTGGCCATTCGCAAGTATGGTTGTTTCCATGTGGGTAAATGTCCCCCGTGCTGGATAGTGTCTATCTGCGTCTTGCCCGCTCCGCCTCCATCCTCTCCGCTTCCAAAATGTCGTGAATCAGGAGGGCGTAGTTCAGGAACTCCACCGCCTTCATAGCGAAGATGGCATCGAATTTAAGAACGTCTTTGTTTGCCATCCGCCACACCACCATAAGCCATCCGTAGCCGGCAAGAGGGCTTACGTCAACCCCTCGGCCGTCTTCATCAGGTGTTTGGAATAGTCGCTCAAAACTTTCAAGTAGGACTCTGAACTTAGCAAAAAAAAACTGACAACCCCCCAAACGTCCCCCACCTTGGCGTGCTTCTTCATCAGTTCGGCTCGCTCGGCATGGGCAGCCCCGTCGTACTTTTTCGGAAAGAATCCGAATAGACCGCCCTCTCTGCACAAAGTCGCCATGATTCGGTGCAGGTTTTGGAGCAGTTGCTTTTCGTCGGTCGTGTTTGCGTCCATGAGTTCAATCAACTGCCCGGCCGTCAACTCGTCCGTGAACACGGTCGGAATCCACCACTTGCCCCCTGCTTTGAACTTCCTCTTGTAGCCCAATGCAGGCAATGCGTTCCACTCGCTTATGATGGCCTTGTAACGCTTTAGGACGCTCTTGGCGGACATTTCTCGGACAAGTGATATATCGACCCCCTCAACGATTGCAACGACTCCTGCGCGCTTGTCGTAGTCCCCAAGGACGCTGCTGAACTCAATGGCTCCGATGCGTTGGAACTGGTCGATGGTCAGGTCTTGGAGTTTCATAGTCGAATGTACCATTGTTGAGTTCCCGGAACGACCTTATGCCTGCCCTCAAAGGCTTCGCCTACGGCCTGAATAACTCCGGGCCATCCTCCAACATAGTCGTCCCCACAAATAAATCCACCCTTCTTGACCTTCGGGAGCCAAGCCTTGATGTCTTGCAGAACAGGCTCGTATTCGTGCGATGCATCGATGTAAACGATGTCAAAAGCAGAATCCTTAAATTTCTTGCAAGCAGCCAACGACTCCATATTCAGCAAAGAAACCCTATCTCGTATCGGTTCAAGGTTCTTCAAAGCCTCTTCGTATAATGGGATTGAATTGCTCGCCTTGTGTTCAGGCGAGCCTTCAAAGTGGTCAATGGCTACCAACTTGTAATCAAGTCCCCTGCTGACAAAAACTTCGTCAAAGATGGCCGTGCCACGACCGAGGTAGACCCCGATTTCAGCCATGTGGTATTTTTCTTGGGGAGGCATTTCGTCAAGAATTAACTGAAGTAGTTGACCTTGATTTTCCATGCTTGACCAGCCAAAGATGTTGTCGTGTTTCATCGCTTGAAGAGGGTTTTAATATTGGTGCTTCCGTGCTTGTAGTTGTTCGTTAGGTGGAACACCTTGCAATGCTCTGCCAGTTCGCCCTGCTCCGTGAACTCCAGCATCGGTTTCAAGCCAAGCGACCAAATCGGGAAGGAAGCGAGGCTCTCCCTGAATAGACCGTTGTCGGGGATTTTGTCGAGTTCTTCGGGGCTTCGGGTCAGGACCTCCTTAAGCCTCTTGACGCTGAACATCCAAAAGGCGTGGTAGTTGATGAAGAACGGCAGGCTCACATAGTCCTTGCCGTTGTACTGACACCACACCGAACTGGGCAGGACCTCGTTCACGTCAGGAGTGCATTCGCCTTCCTTGTCGTCGTAGGTTTCAATGCGAGTGAAGGATGGGTACAAGCCATCGGCAAACATCGAATCGAACCGCTCCGTGAAGTTCACGAATCCCTCCTTGGGTAGCATCATGTCGTCCTCAAAGTAGGCCACCCAGTCAAAGTACTTGTAGGTTTCCTTGATTCGTGTGCGGTGGACTGCGGTCAGCATCCAAGGGTGTGAGAGTTGCGTGTGAGCATGAACCGTTACGGGTTGGTCTGCAAGTAGCCCCACGACTTCGGGGTCGTTGGTGTCCACGAAGATGTCGGCTTGTACCGGGTAGGACTTGATAGCCTCAATGACCCGTATAAGGTTTGGCAGCCTTTCGGGGTTGTGGTGGTAGGCGATGTTGGCGAGTAGTTTCATGTCAAAAAGTTACAACGAATTTTTCAGGTGAAGGCCATCCGGGGTTGGAGTCAAAGACCTTGGTGTCGGGTTTCTTTCCTATCCAATGCTCGGCTTGGAATCGGTGGTCCCTTGCAGGTTCGCCCAGTTCTTTGATGTGGCTTGACTTGGCCCACCAAAAGTTACCACCGAAATAGGGGTAGCCTTCGGGGTTGTTGGCATCAGCCATGTGAGGGAACTGCTCCTTGGTTATCCAATGGCATCCGACCGCATCAACTCCTTCGAGCAGTTGCATGGACCGCTCCCATGCGACCACGTTAAAGAATAGCATAGACCTCCCCCAAAGTTGGGTGGTCAAGGATGGATTCGCAGCCCCCTTCGTGTGAGCGTACAGGTACACGGCTTCTTCTTCCTGCGAGGCCCAGTACATTTCAGTCAGCGTCGCCTGCTCCCAAGCATTGGTTCGGGTAACCACGACCTTGACCTTATCGGCAACCATCGAGCCTTCCAGCACCTCCTTGACCGCCTTGCGTTGCTCTGGTGGACCGACGATGCCTACACGGATTTCATCCAAGACGTTGATGAGGCCGTAGTTGCAGACCGCCATCATGTGCTGGTTGAGTATCAACTGCCAATTCCCTCCGCAGTAGATGTGGTAGTAGTGAACGACTTTCATAAGGTCCAAAGGAGGGTTAGAAGGGTGAGGATAAAGAAAACGGCTGCAATCGTCTTGCCGATTTCGATTAGCAGGTCAAGGATGCGTTCCGTGTTCATAGGGCAAAGTTACACAACAACATACTTCCCCGAGTTACTGACCCTTAACTTGTTAAGTGCCACATACCGCATTGCATCGCAGGCGTGGTTGAACGAGTCTATCGGGACCCCCGTGTTCTTGCCTTCCTTGTCGGTTGCCCAAGTGTAGGACCGCAGTTCCTTGATGAGGTTGGTGCTATCCTTGGTAACCTGCAATTTGAAGCGTTTCAGGATGTCTATCCCGTTCCTAACCGAGTCGGGGCCTTTCTCCGCTGGCTTGATGTTGAAACCAAGTCGGTAGATTTCTTCGATGCTCTTGGGTTCTGCTGAATCCGCCACGATCTCCCAAGCCCTTGTGATGCCCAGCGTCCGCAACTTGTCTGCGATGTCTTGGTTGGTCAGGCCCGTTGAGTAGAGCAGTTCTTGGATGAGCAAGCAGTCCCCTTGGCGGTAGATAGCGACCAAGGCCGTAGGGTCGTTGCTAAAGCCCCAGTCAAGCCCTAAGGCGACGAATTTCGCACGGCTGACATCGATACCCTCCACAACCTCAAAGTCCTCGTAGATCGCACCCTGAAGCGTCCCGACCTGACCGAGGCCGTAGACCTTCCACCAGTTGGCCCAATACGCAGACGTTTCGGCTTTGGTGCGGTTTAGTTCGATGTCCCTCTTGATGGTATCAGGCAGGGCCTCGTTGTCCTGATAGGTCAGGATGAGCAGTTCGGAATCGTCCTCACGCAG